CGGATCGGTTTGTTGTTGAATTTGTAAATTAGCACGGGAATATCGTCACCGCACGCCTCACAGACCTGGTCCCACCAAGCAGAAGCGTACCACCAGCCACTTTTGTACGCTTTACACTCGATTGCGTACCCGGGAATTTGAATATCACACAGATTGGCAGCTTGATACTGGTCGAGATTGCGCTTACACGTAAAACCCAGGGCATGATCATCGGCGAATGCGTTGATTCGCTTCACGATATCGCGTTCAAACGCGGCGCCTTTTGTCCGGGAGTCTGCCATTGGCCGAGTGTAAGCAAAAAAAAATTAGAAATACACCGACAGAAAGGATACCTTAGGGCTCTCCTGCCAAATCACCCTGCCCGCTCACTCCTCGTTTTTGTTGTCTCCTTCAAAAACCGGGTGGGCAGGGTTCCTAAAAGAATCCTCGAGGCATAAATCGCCGACTCATAAACGGATTGAAACCGCCGCGATTGAATTGTCTCATCGGCATACCCATCGATCCTAAGCCACGCAAGGTTGGGCGCATAGGCTGTCGCATGGGCATAGGCATGGGCATCCTTCGTTGCAGTGGGAATCGAGGCATGACGGGCCCACCACGCACTGGCATGGGCATAGGCATGCGCGGTGGTAGTGGGCCGCCAGGTGGAGCGCCAGTGGATTGAGCCATAGTCGCAGTCCTATCGGGTTCTGCTTGTCCCGCCTGATCTTCGCTTGCGGTGCTCGGAGCCTGTTGGGGAGCTTGCGGGGACGGAGAGCCTAACATTTGACCGAGCGGACCTTGCAATGCTTGCTGAAGAGAAGATGCGGAACCCATTCGTTGCTGATCCATCATCCTACCGCCCATTCCACCGCCGAAAAATGGCATCGGCTGAGGTTGCATCGGCATGGGGCGCATCATGCCACCACCAAAACCACCAAATTGTGCGGGCTGGGGCTGAGGACGGAAACCGCCAAACATTTGCTGCATAGGTTGTTGAGCACCGTATCCGCCAAAACCACCACCAAAACCCCCGCCGAAACCACCAAATGGTTGCTGCATCTGTTGCGGCATAAATTGCGGCATGGGTGGCTGTTGGAATTGCTGTCTGGCGTTCATTGGGGCAAACATAATAAGCCTTCCGTGGGTGCGTCTATGAGCTGATGATGGCGTACTAGGGGGTAGACGTCAAACATGGATTCCGTTGAGGATTTTTGGGGGTTGGATGTACCAAACCTTGCTATAGCTACAGCGCCATGCGGCGGCGCGATCTAGGGGGGTGCGGGGGTCGCTTTGTATTGCGATTTGACGACGTTTTTTTGACCCCATAGGGTTCCTTAGGTTACGCACGCTTTTGCAACACAGGGCAATACAGGGCGTGCTACGCGCTCTTGACCCCTAGTTCGCGTGGTCTGGCAGACACCCGTATCGCCTCTGCTCAGAGCCAAGCGATACACGCACCACCACGCGAATAAAAATATTGCACGCAAGTTATTGATTTAATTATGTTTTTTGGATTTTGTGCAAGTTTTTGCTTTTTTTTGTAGTTTTGGCGGCGCCCACGGGCGAGGGGCGAAAACGATGTTCATTTCCCACATCTTCCCACCCGGCTCGGTTAATGGTCTCGATCCCGCATCTCGCTGTCCACGCCAAGCAGCTCGTTCAGCCGTCGCTTGATGTCGTCCTTTGTCATTTTCTGTAAATCGGCGTTGATGTTGAGATTCTGACTGCGATGGATTGTCAGCCCGGCGAGCTGGTTCAACTCTTTCACCGCACTGACCGCCGCGTTGTACGCGCCATTCTCAAAGCTAGTCTCCGCAATCTTCCATAACATTGCGCCCGTCTTCTGTGGTGTAACCGCATACTTCTCGCGAAGTTCATCTTGCTTGACTCGCACCGCGCGTGTGACTTTCGGGAACGTCTTGCCGTCGAGCATCTTGGTTGCAGCGGATGCTGGGAACGCAAACCCTGCACGCCTGGCAGCTTCGGTCTGCCCACACGCACCTTCCGTATAATGCCACACAAAGCTCGTCTGCATTTCAGTGATGCCCGCCTCATCATCCGCCTCGAACTGAAGCGGCGTCTCAACTAACGCTTTTCGCTCTTTGCGTGGCCTTCCTCGCTTCGCTGTTCCGTTTGGTTTGTCAGCCATCCGCTCACCTTCAGTTGTTCAAATAATTTCAACGCCTCTGTTTCAGACAGTCGAGGTTGCCCCCAGGCCTCCCGTTCGCAGTCATTCTCGTACCGCCATTGAGTAAAGTTTAAAAACATAGCTTTGCCCTTTTATTGTAATACATCATCCCTTTTCACCCGGGGGTGGGGTAGGGTGCCTTTTTTCGGCCTTATACTAGGAGATATGAAATACACGTCTTTTTTAGCTAAATATGGCCCTTATTTACAGTATATATAAAAATACAATAATCATTAGAACTACTATACCCCACCCCCCCCATGCCCGAGACCCGCGTAGAATATAGCTTTCGAAGATTCCGCAATGGGGTATAGGGGGTACAGCACCTCACCCCCTTCACCAATCGGGGGTAGAGCGGGGTACAGTGGGGGTATCTACAGGTTCGTACTGAACGTCGTATATTTTCTTGCCATGCGACTTTCTGGGCCTGATGCCGCGCTCCTGTAATATACGACTCGCCTCTTTGTAATCGCTCATTCGCGGAGAGCGCACCCCCAAGTCGGTAAGAAGCTTTGCCATCTGCACAGGCTTTGTATTCACACCCTCAAAGTCCACCTGTTGCAAAAGCAAATCCTCCACCACACTCTGTGTCCTCGAGTTCTCATTGCTCGCCTGTAACCGCTCACGCTCCTCACTGGTCAAGAACCAAGTCTCCCCACCTTGATACACCTCATGCAAAACCTCCGCCCAAATCTGTTGCATGTTGAGACCGTGCTGAAAATTAATCTTGTTAACATGTACCACCCAAAAGCGTCGGTTGCCCGTGGGATCGACCAAGAACTCACGCTCGTTTACCGACCCATAAAAAGCCGTGCGGCGCTGGTAACGGCTGAAGCTTCGACCGTAGGGTAACCGCAGCTCATCCTTTGACTTGGTCAAGAACGCCTTGAGCTGATCGATGTCGGCTTTTTTGAAGGTACTACCGAGCTCACCCAGCTCTACAATCCAATGACTCACGCAATGCTTTACGCTGTCTTTGTCGCTGGGGTTTAGCGTGGCGCCCTCCAGGAGCCAGTCTTTATTAGGCGCTAGAGACTTCATCCACTGCGTTTTACCGATAGCTTGTCGTCCAACGAAAATTAGTACGCCCTCTAAGTTGGCGCCTTCAGGCAGACAGGCCACGGCCGCACACCCGGCCAGCCATTTACGCATCAGCATCTCTTTCAGTGGGTTGTCTTCTGCGTCCACGGTGTCAAGCAACTGCTGTATGCGGGATTTGCCGTCCCAAGGCACGCTTTCCATCCAGTCTTTGACCGGGTTGTGTTCTCTTGCCAGTAGCGGCAAATTCACCCGCATCCGTTCGTGTGGGAGCATTTCTTTTATGCAGCGGTTCTCGAGCTCCGCCAGCATTGCGTCCTCTTGTAAGTCGTTAATGAAGCGCATGCCCGGGATGTCAATCTCCATCTCTTTTTTGATGACGTTGTACGCCACGTCGATCTCATTTTTCTCAAGCAAAACCGCATAGTTCTCTTTGCTCTGCATGAGGCGGCTACCCTTAGGTAGCGCGGCGTAATCAATGACCTCAGCCATCGCGCGATGATCTTTGGGTATGATCTCACCCTCGATGCTTGGTTGATTGACCACATCGTTGAAGTCTTGGCCAACCTCACCAGGCACGATGATCTCGGCACTACCACCCACAAGCTTGACCTCATTGGCGCCCGCTTGTGCTGCTTTCTGTCCCGTCTCATTTTCATCATTGTCTGCAATGAACACATGGGTTGCGTCAGGATACCAAGCGGCAAACAGTTTCGGCACATCGATCATGCCATTGGCATCCCCCGTGATGACCACGGGCTCGGCCTCACCGACATGCTCATACCAACTGGCGCCCGTAGCATACCCCTCAACATAATTGATGCGCTCTGGCTCGTAGCGTAAGAGCTCAGGACCGATGAGGGCGTAGGTGCCTTTGCGCTTCGCACCTTTGTGCCACCACTTTTGCTCGCCTGGCTCAGGCGGGATGTAACTCAGTGTGACGATGTGCTTGGTTTCATCGCGATAGGGCAGTATAAGATAGCCATCAAAATCAGGACCAAGCGAAACCTTGAGTCCGTGGTTTGCTACCTTCTTGCGCTCCAGGTAAGGATGGTCTTTGCACGGCGCCGCCTGTTTCCAAATTTTGCGACACTCTTTGGCGACCTCTGCGTGTTGTTTGGCCAGCTTCTCGAGGTACTCTTTGCGCGCTTGCTCTATGAGCTGACGCTCACGTTCTCGCTCTTCATCGGTCAAGTCTTCGCGCCCATCGGGAGACCAGCGTGCGATCGGATGATCACCCTCACGCCAATCAAAACAAAGCCCGAGCGGACTCTCTTGATGCAAGAACAATAAATACCACCCCTTGTCTTTGCGTGCGCGGCCCCCGTAAGCACTCCAGGCTTTGCCGCGACCGTGCTCAACCAAACCCTCTTTCGGGTCAAACTCCATGTGATGGCTGGCTAAAAAATCGACAAAGTCATCGCGTAAGGATTGCGACAACGGACGGGCCATATTTTTGCTTGGCCCAGCCCTTACGTTTTTCAGTCCCATCAATTTTTCCTTTACGAGAAGTGTAGAGCTGTGCATACTACTGCAACTTTTTACATTCACACAAGGAGCAATTTGATGCCAATCGTCGCAGCAGACACCGGGGCGGGTGATTACCAGCAAGTCCCACAGGGAACTCACAACGCGATCTGTTACAAAATCGTCGATGCGGGTACAACCATGAATGAGTTTCAAGGGGAGCTGAAAAAACAGCATAGCGTGTGGCTGTTTTGGGAGTTACCCGAACTGAGGATGGATGACGATCGCCCAATGTCCATCTCACATAAATACACGTTGAGCCTTCATGAGCGGGCCGCGTTGCGAAACATTTTGCAGAACTGGCGGAACAAACCTTTCACCGACAAAGAGCTCGAGGGCTTCGACATCACCAAAATTTTGGGTGTGACCTGCAAGGTGTCGGTTGGACTGACCAGTGGTGGACGCGATAAAGTCACAGGTGTGTTTTGTGCTGACGGTGGACCCAAGCGGGTCGAGACAGAAAACAAAGCCGTCATCTTTGACCTGGATGAATATTGTAAAGAATGGACAGGCGAATCAACGGCCGAAAGCAAAGCGATGTGCGATATCCTTGATGAGCTTCCTGCCTTTATGAAATGGCAAATCGCAGGTTGCGATGAGGTGGGAAAAGAGCCTGTACCTGCATGCTTCGAAGTGCAAGCAGCCAAGGCAAAAGGCGGCGACAAGGTAGTGGTTAGTGAGCCAGAAGAGGCTGACCCCTTCGAAGAGGATGACATCCCGTTTTAAATTATGATGACCAAAAAACCCCCCGTCGAGAAAAACGACATGATCAACTCACCTTCCCATTATGCGTCGGGGGAGGTGGAGTGTATCGATGCCATGATATCGGCCTACGGCCTCAAGCGCGTTCAAGAGTATGCGGAGATTGCAAGCTTCAAATACGTCTGGCGCGCGGGCAAAAAGGGCGATGCCAATCAAGACAAGGCAAAGAGCATCTGGTACTTGCGTTTCAGCATGGGTGA